AATCAATCTATCTAAAACCTATTGTAATAACTGCATAAGCGACGCCAATAAGTTCTTACTTTCTTTGGCATATTATTATCTGTCACTTGAGCATTTAGCAATTCAAAATCAACAATAGGCACATCAATATCTTTACGTTCTTTGATATTACAACGTTTAGAATAATAGTCTGGGAATGAGATTGTGGATTTCCTAAACCAATTTTTGATGGTTTCTAACTCTGGTATTGACATCCCGTTTATCATAGACATCGAAACAAAAGTTAGTGATTTGTCAAGTGGTCCACCCAAAGGTTTGTGTTCTGCACAAAACGATTGGATTAAATTATAACTCTGTACCAAATCAATTTTTAAACCAAAATTTCCACCTATTTTAATTAAGAAATCAGCAATGTCTTCATATACTGGAATTCCTGAATATAAAACTTTGTACATCTTCCCTATAGAAGCATAGTAGTGTTTGACCCAACCATTTCTGATTGCGTCTTGGTTTAAACAAGTTGTTAAAGATTCAATAACTTTCTTGAGTTTTTGTACATACACATATTCACCAGGTCTAGTTTCCAAGAAATGACCAGAACAAAACTCGACTTCTTCAGGATGTTTTCTGATATTAATTTTTGCGTCGAAACCAAAATACGCGTAGGTATTTTCATATTTTGATGTTCTTGGTATTGATGCGTATGAATCATCCCCTTTGACCACAAAAGAGAATGTTTTACATTGGGGTTTTGTACAGTTTTCAAAAGTACAAAATGGACAATAATTATGAATTAGGAAATATTGAGTAGCGATATAATTTAAAATACCGTTTCCTAAAGATGTGTCCAAATCCCCTGAACCTCGACATTCATAGAATTTGAAGTTCACGCCAGTGGTAGTATGCCCCTTTTTCTGAATTTTATATGCAAATAAGATTGTTATGAGATTAACTTTTGTTGGAAATATTAAACAATATACCATATATTCCAAATATAATACAAATAATCTCTGAGAACCTTCAAATTTTGACATATCATTCTCCATAAACCATTGGCCGACCAATTTTGAGAATTTTCTACCGCATTCAACATAGTCACAGGCATTCGCGACTTGTTCTAATTTAAAGAATGCTTTCTCAATTGGTTCGATTACCTGCGCATACAAGATATTAAACGCAGGATTTCGCCCCATAATCATCCTAGGGGACTTTCCTTCCTCAAAATAACGCTCCAATTTGACGAAGGCAGAGATGTCAGATATTCGGTTCATATCGACCCCATCTCTGAGAAGGTCCTTATAGGCTGAGAGATATCTTCTTCTCAGCCTCCCTTTCTTGTTTAACAAGAAGTTAACCGGATCGAACTGCTCGATATTCTTGGCAATTCTACCCGACAAATTCCTGACAATCCGCTTGACAAGAACCATATCAAGGGACGAGGGTTGAGGTGTGGGAGTTTCCTTAAGATAACGTTTATGTAAGGACTCGTAGACATTGTGTTGACAGTTTGACATAACAATGGTTGGGTTGCGTTCACTGATGGCATTACAAGGCCACTCCAAATATTTTGTAGAAACGCACGCACAACGTCTGCGAAAAGTTTCGTGCTGTATTTTAATGCTTGCACACTTCCATACGCCAAAACTTCCGCGTTCACCGACGCTAGTCGGTACCACACGAACAGTTGCGTCTTCATCGACGCAGTGACCAGTTTTGAGACAATCGCAGGTGAGATGATACATCCTGCGATCACTAGATTTCGAAAGGTCATAAATTTTGGCAATACCGGGGCTGCCCAAAAATTTTGACGCGGATCAACTTCTTTGAATAAAGTCTGATCGTCTCTCTGATCACAAGCCCTAGCAACAGTCAATTTTATGCTGTTAATCTGTTGCGGTTTAAGTACATCCATGATATTGATTTTCATATCAGTTAAAAAGCGAAGTGCCAATTTATTACAATGTGCCAATTTCGCTTGTCGGTCAAAAACCCCATCGATTTTATAATGGGTATTTAAATGTAACCTAATGTACATAAACATATCATCCCATACTTGATCATCTGGTATTAAAGACGGATCAAAACCCCGATTGGAATGATTTATTAAAACCGAATTATCAAACTTGGGCCAAGTAAACATTCGGCGGACACGGTCAACCCACATAAATCTCCAGCTAATATTACTATCGGGGATATCTGGAATTATTAGCGCTTCATCATCTACGTGTACTGCTGGTTGATCTGGTCGTTGCGAAATAAAATGTTCACACAATTCCAAATCAGAGTTTCCACATTCTTGACAAACTGGCGCCATACGTGGGTCGATGGTAGTGGAGAGATCTCTAACACTTTGGTTAAAACGATCTAGAGCAGCTTGATTTTTGAAACCGCCCCTAACAGCTTTAACATACCATTCTGACCGGACATACTCATCAAAACCAACTTGAGCG